TCTCGTGTCAAAATCTCATGTGGATATACTCTACCATTTTGATTTTTGGCATCTGACCGTTGTAATACACCATGAACCACTAAACGACCATGATTTTGTTTAATTGATTCGTTTATTTGTTCTGTTGTTACTTCAAATGGTAAATAATCTACTATTAATTGTTTTGACATTTTTTACTCCTATCTCTTAAATCTTTTATAGAACTCTGAAAATTCATATTTTGGTTTTGGTTGTTTTTTCACACCTTCACTAATTCTATTATATTGTTTACCATTTATCATAAGTGTTTCTCGGCTTAATTCGTTACCAGTTCTTCCAGATGATTCTTCGTCATCTTCGTCAGGTATCCGTGCAAGATCTGGATCATCATAAACACTATAATCATCATCAGTTGGATCCGACCTAAAATCTTGATTAGGAACTCTATCGTCTCCACCCATATCGTAATCATCTTCGTCATCTTCGTCAGGAACTCTACCAGGAGCACTCGTAAGAGATGGGCCTTTCTCAAAATCAGGGTCATCTTCTGGAGTCCAAGGACCAGTACCCCGGGAACCTGGTACTTCTCCCATATCGTAATCATCTTCGTCATCAACTTCCTGACCATAGTTATCGTCATATGGATTTGCACTTACACGAGGTTTACCCTTATCACTCTTACTATCTGGAGCTGGTACTTTCGGTTCATCATCACCAGCAGAACCTGGAGCCTCACCATATTTTTTAATATATGCGGCCTGGGACGCATCACTCATATTATCCCACCAACCTTCTGTTACAGATTCCTTTTCAATAGCTTTAGAAATTACATCTCTACGATTCTTTAGATAATCATCACTTGCATCTGAATCACCATCATTATCCACATCATCATCTTCTTTATCAACAGAATCTAAATCTTCTTTAAATTTATTAACTTGGTGTTGTTTCATTACATCTTCAAATGTAGGAAGTGGATCACCAAACTCTCGTTTGAGAAACTTACTTTCGTATATTAAATCTTTTAATTTTGCCATTCTAATCTCCTATCTCATGAAATCAAATTCTTGATTCTTAAAAGTATCTTCAAATTCTTCAACATAATCTTTTGCTAAATCTTTTCTTTCTCTTTTTGGGAAAACATCTAAGTGATTTCCACCATAAGATTTAACATATCGTTTTGCTCCATCATCAATCATATACATAAATGCTTTTGAAGCAAGACTTTTACGATATTGTCCTTTTTTCTTCCTTTTTGACAAATTCTTCAATAAAGGTATATACCTTTGACGATACATATCTTGATCATTATCAATATAAAGTTTTAACTCTCTCATTTCTTCTGAAAGTCTTTCAAGTAATAAATCTTTAAGTTTAATCATTATTTATACTTCCTTAGACCTTGCCTCATATTCTTTCTCTACTACCTTTACAAATTTATCAAAAGCTTTTTGATAAGCTTTATGAGCATCTCTAATTTTTTTCCATCGTTTCATACCAAGTCCATCTAAATCTAACATCCCTTCAATCCTACCACTAATGTTCATCGGATTAATATCAAAAATATGTCCCATATGGTCTTTTAAATTACGCATTAATATTTTATCTGCTTCTTCATTTAGAGATTTACCAAAAAGTCTATCATAATTCTCTTTTAAGATATGTTTTTTCATTTGTCTTTCCTCATCATTATATCATGCCTTAAATCTTCGAGTCGTTTAATCCACTCGGTTAGTTTTTTAATCATATAATTCTTACTAACGTCTTTGTTTTGTATTTCTGTGTGCCACCGTTTTAATAAAGTCGAAATACTAAACAAAGAGTCCATATAGGACTTTCTGTTTTCTTCGAAAGGCATGACTCAGTGTAGCTGACCGACCTTATTCGCTAATCTAACTAACCTCTCACTAATTTTACTTAAAGCCTTATGTGTGTTCTTCCAATAATCTCTGGAATCAACTTTCAACTCATTTTTTAATTTAACATTATAATTAACCATTCGTTCTAACTCTGTAAGATTATCACGAGTTTCTCTCATAGCCATTCCAATTTTTTGCCTCGGGGTTTTAGTATCATCATTTCTCCAAGCGTGATATCTACCTTCATTTACTACTGATTCTTTTACGGATTCGGAAATTTGTATTCTTTTTTGAATGTTTTCTTCAAAAGTTTTATATGCCTTATCAATATCCGATAATTGTTTATCAAAAACAGATTTGTTCAATGACTTTATTTTAGCAACATTTGATTTTACTATTTTCAAACCTTTAATCAGTTCTTTTTTATCTTTAACTTGATAGTAGAAGTCTACATCCAATACAGCCGTCATCATTTTTTCTATTTTATTGGAATGCTTATTACTAAAATCCAAATCCACCGTGATTCCTTGTAGTGCATCAGTTAATTTATCTGTAAACTTTTCCATGTCCATTTTTAATTCGTTTAGTTTAACTTCATTTACTACCGATTCTTTTCTCAACTTCGGGTCTTTTGCAATAAAATGACCAGTTCCATCAGTTGGTTCATCATGACCTCCCGTGTAACCGGCCTTGCCCTTACCTTTACCTTTTTTATTACTACCGCCAAATGCGTGTGGTGTATTATAACTACCACCTACACTTGCAGTAGAATTGGCTTCGTCTAATTCTTGTTTGATTAACTCTCTAACAAGTTTACGAATTAAATTTTCTCTAACCCGTGACATTATGTAGTTCCTTGATGAGTTCATAGTATCTCATTAATGCCACAACCTGTTTGTCTTTAACAATTTTACCTTTTGACAAATTAGTCGTTTGTTTAATTGCCTCGGTTAATTTAATTTTTGTAATATCATCTGTAACTCGTGGTAGAATCTTATTAAGAATTTGTTTTATTTTTACTACTTCATTATTTATAAATTCTCGTAATGAATTAGTATTAGAAATATTATTAACATATTCTTTCAACAGATTTCGTTGCATAGAATTAAGATTCTTATACTTACCATTAAAATTATCCACCATTAACTGATAAGAAAGTAATCTTAAATCTTTATCTTCATTCTTAAATTCAGAAATTATTTTACTATCTGTATTCTTCGGTTTAACTTTATTACGAGTAATATGTTCTATAATAGAAAAAGTACTGTCTACTTCATCTACTGGATCAAATACAGGAGTAGTTTCTGCTAAAAATTTCTTATAAATTGAAGCATATACTTTATAATTAGGAATTCGTGATCTAAAAAAATCTTCTACAGTATAGTTCTCTTTAATCTCTTTAATAAGATTATACTTTTCAGTACGAAGTTTCTTATTTTGTAATTTTTCTCTCGCACTTATGACGGCATCTACTAACTTTTCTGCCTTATGTGACGAATTATAATTTTCCTTTAACAATACTTGATAAAGTTGATTTTCCTTTCCAAGTTCTGTACTTTCATTAAAGAATTTCTTTAGCATTTCTACGGCTTTACTCTTACCGCTATCATTCATTACATCAACTGTTATCTGACGAGACAATAATTCAAAAAGAATTCCCGTATTTTTTATCTTTGAGTGTTTTACTCGTTGGGCCATAATTTATGCTCCTAAATAGTATAGTTCTTCATCTATAAATATAAAAACTTCTAATAATCAGTCGTTTAAGTATCACTTAAAGACGAAGATACTTCGTTTTTATATTCTTCTTCTACATCAGTCGTTTCAACCAAGATTTTTCTATCTTCACGACTTACTTTTCCTAAACTTTTCTTCAAAGCGTCATAATGTGCCAACGCAATTCCATATTTTGGACTTCCACTACCACCCTTTCTCTTGTCATGAGCTCCAAGTGGATCTCGACCCCTTATACTTGAGTCTTTTCCGTGTTTAGGGCCTTCTTTTGGACGACCACTTCCTGGCCAACCATCATCTGGCATATCCATTTCTAATTCTCTACTTGATCTTCCCATTCCAGGAGGTCCTCCACCGGGAGGTGCTCCGCCTTCTCCACCACCTGCATCTGCCATTGCTCCTTGTGTTCCGACTGCTTCTTCACTTTGAACTGGGTCGTTTCCTTCCATTTCAATCTGAGACCATCTAAACTTCCGTTTTTGGTCTTTGATGAGTCCAAGTCTAACTTCTTTTTTCTCTTCTTCTGTAAATTTAAATATATTATCATAAATCCATTCTGTATCTGCTATCTTTGCATCCATTAGACTTGAAGCAAGACTCTGTTTGTTATTCCACAATTCAATCTTTTCTTCTTCATATATTGTAGATGGATTTTTTAGGTTTAACTCGAAGTTTACAAGTTCATCATCTGTATATCCCTGTGCGTATAGATGAACTATTGCAATCTTTGTTAATTCACTCGTAACAATTCGTTGAATTCTTTCAATAGTTCTTGCAAACCTTACATCTTCTGCTGCTAATGTAGCCTTACTACCAACTGCTTCGTCATATCCAAGAAATGCCTTTGGAACTTTTAATGCTGCTAACATTTTATTTTTTAAATATTCAATATCTTCAGTTGCTTCATAAGTTAAACCTGGTAGTGAATCTATTTGTGTTCCACTATCTCCACCACGAACTGGTAAAAAGAAATCCTCTGTAAGATTTTGAATATTATATTTCAAATTGTAATCACCTGTATTTTGATCCATTACGGGTGCCTTCTTCATCTTATTAATTATCTTTTGCATAAAGTTTTCAACTTCTGCCGGTGGAATATTTCCAATGTCAATCTTGAAAACTCTTTTTTCTGGTGCTCTCATGATTCTATGAATTAACATAGCATCTTCCATCAATGAAAGTTGTTTCCAAATCTTACGACCACCCTCAATCATACCTTTACCATAAGGTAAGAAATTTGCATCCGATAGTAATCTAAAATGTGCTATTTCAAAGTTTTCTAATTCTTTATTTCCACTCATATTAGAACTGTGTCGTGAATCACCTTCCTCAACTATAAATGTTGTATAATATGGATTCTCTGGATCTTCTCCTTCAACACGAGTAACATCATATGCTGAAAGTGGAACTACATTTGTAATACCATACTTTTCTTTAATGTCTAAATAGAGATAAAAATCTCCATATTTACATAGATTACGAACCCACGGCCATAAATTAAATTCTATGTTTAATATATCATAAAAAAGATTATGTAGAATATCGTGAATATTTTCATTATCTGAATTAATCTCCAATATCTTACCATATTCATTTTTCATTGTAGATTCATCTGAATAAATATCTAATGCACTTGATATAATTGCATCATTATCCATTTCTTCGTAATCTCTAAAGAGTGCCAATCGTTGTGCCTGAAAACTAATCGCCTGTGAATGTCCATATCCACCCGTTGTTAAATTAGTATGTAGTCTTGACCACCTATCTACAAGACTATTTCTCTGTGCACTTTGAACTCTCTCTGTATCGGCAATTTTTAACTTCCTACCACCTGCATGTCTTACGATTACATTTGTGGAAAAAAGTCGTTGTAGTCTTGCTCTTAAATTTGTTTGTGCCATTTTATCCTCTTATTATTTTATTAACCAAGTTAGATCTTCTCTTGTATTTCCAGTTTCCATTACCCATTCGTCATTTTGATTATCATCTGGAGTATAAACTGGTTCATAATCTAACATTTTATTTAGGACTGTTTTTTGTAGGGCGATTCCTTCTGCATTTAATCTAAGTGCAGTATCTCTTACCCACAATCCTATCGCCAAACTCATTGGAAGGTCATCATTGTATCCTTGCATTGCTTCAGCTTTATTGTTGTGCCATATAAACACAAATAATTCGTCAATCAGTCTATCCGAATGAACGATAACTGATTTTTCTCTAAAATATTCTTCTAATTTTGCTACTACTAATGGTCTTGTTTTAGTTGTCATACTAAATCCAGGTACCATTTGTCTATCTTTATGTCTGTATCTATTTGTTACTTGTCTTGCAACATCTACAAACTGTAAATCTTTACTTGTATAAAATAGGTTATCATACTCTCTATCAATAACTTGTTGTATGGTAGCCCAACCAATACTTGAATTCTCAATAACAAGTAATGCATTGTTATATTCCATAGCAGTGTTCATACATAAGTTACCAAAATCTTTGGTAGGTATCTTTCCCTTGTATTCTGCCACTTGTTCCATACTCTCTATTTCTATTACATGAAATGCAGAAAAGTCTGTTGCATCACCACGAGCAACGTCAGCGGCTACTACATAATTCTTGGTATAGTCGGGTTGTCTCCAAATCCATAAATTACTATTCCCA